TTATACAGTTACATAATTAATGGTTTCCATTTTTGGAATTTCTTCATCAATAAAGTACACTTTATACCAAGTTAAGAAACTAAAAATCGTCCAAATTTTTCGTTGTTCTTCTTTTCGACCTTCATGATGATCGTTTAATAAATTCATGATCTTTTCTTGGTCAAAAAATTCTTTGGCAAAATCCGCTTCAAATAGTTCTTTTACTTGCTTATATCCATGCTCTTCTTTCAGCCAAGCTTTAATCGGCACCGGAAAACCTAATTTCACACGATTTGACCATTCTTCTGGCAAATGTTTATTTGCTGCTTGGCGGAAGACATCTTTCGTGTTGTTTTGATTCAATAAGAACTTACTTGGAATTTGTTGTGCCAACTTCATTACTTCAATATCTAATAAAGGAACACGTACTTCCAATGAACTAGCCATTGATAATTTGTCTGCTTTTAGCAAAATATCTTTTGGCATCCATTGATGAAGGTCTACATACTGCATTTTATTCACTTCATCTTCAATATTTTCTGTTTTTGCGTAATGAACAGACATAATCTCATTAACAGAGAGTGCTTGTTGGTACTCTTTTGTTAAAACTTCTGTTGCTTCATTTTCTTCAAATACACGTGCATGCCCAATAAAATATTCTTTGGCAGGAGCTAAAGACTCATACAAATGGATTCTGCCATGGAAATTTCTCATTTTACCAATCGTTCGTCCTAAGTGGTAACGGGTTCCTTTTGGTAATTTTTTCAATCCTTGAGCAATGACACGAATAAATTTTGAATTTGTATGGAAACCATACGTCTGATATCCCGCAAATAATTCATCTGCTCCCTCACCAGATTGTACGACACGTACGCTTTTTGAAGCTAAATTAGCTAAAAAGTAAAGTGGTACACAGGAAGGATTGGAATCTGGCTCATCTAAATGATACTGGATCAATGGAAAAGCTTTAAAAGACATGTCCCCATCAATGACAGCGGCTGTATTATCTAAATCCAATAACTCAGTCAGTTTTCTCGCTTCAATTGCTTCATTATAAGTTTTATCATCAAACCCAATCGAAAATGAGTGATCTGGTTTTAATACAGAAGTAACATAACTTGAATCAACACCACTTGATAAAAATGAACCAACTTCAACATCACTTATTGTATGAGCGGCAATAGATGCTTGAACTGTTTCATCAATCTTTTCAATCCATTCTTGTCTTGAGTGACTTTGTTTTGTTTCAAAATCAGCATCCCAATATTGTCGGATATCCAAATGGCCATTTTTATAAGTAAAATAATGTCCTTCAGGTAAACGATAAACATCTTTAAAGAATGTCTCACCGTTTAATGGTGAATATTGAAACGTCATATAAGGTTTTAACGCTGATTTATTCAATTCTTTGTGAAAGTCTGGATGTGGTAAAAAACTCTTGATTTCTGAACCAAACATGAATGTGCCATTCATTTCAGTATAATAATAAGGTTTGATTCCAAAATGGTCACGAGCGCCAAATAATTCGTTTGTTTCATTATCCCAAATAGCAAAAGCAAACATCCCACGAATTTTTTGTAAAAGCTCTGTTCCCCATTCTTCATAGCCATGTAGTAAAACTTCTGTATCCGCATGCGTTTGAAAAACATGTCCGGCTGCTATTAACTCTTCTCTAAGGGGTTGATAATTATAAATTTCTCCATTAAAAATAATGATCTTTGTCCGATCTTCATTATAAATAGGCTGCGTACCACCTTCTAAATCAATGATACTTAATCTTCTAAAACCTAAAGCTATATGTTGATCAATGTAATCACCAGAACTATTTGGTCCTCGATGAACGATTCGATCCATCATAGCATTTACTATTGTCTTTTTATTGTCTTTGTCATTCACAAATCCTACAATCCCGCACATCTATCTTTCACATCCTAAATAATTATTACTATCTTCATTTTTTATCCATATGAATCTTATCATAGAGTACATACAAAAACTAACCACTAACACTCTTACAGTTTCGTCACATGAAAAAATATTGAAATTTTTCATATTGGTTATAAAGATGTCGTTCTATCAACTAATTTAACATGTTTTCACTTATGAAGCTACTACCTTTGTAAGGCAACTTAGAAAATAGTCTTTATTATTTAATTTTATTTATATTTTATCTATTACGGCATATGAACTAATTGAGGATATTTTTGTAGATTTTCTACGTAACCAAGAATGAATAAATTAAAAAAGCCTCAAAATTGAGACTTTTTCTATGATCGGTTAATTATTGTCAATACCATGGTACAGATACCTACCATCGGTGAACCAGCATATGCCAGATAGTTCAGAAACGTTGATATAAGGAAGGTATCTGGCTAGATTAAGTAAAAGTTCTTCTATCTTTTCGGGAATTAGTTGTTCGCTATGTTTTCTGATTGTTGGGGGTACTTCTTCCATGCCCACACTTCGAATTGATCGGCATTCGGAAAGTTAGATTTGATTATTAATCTATACACATCAGATTCCGGGATAATTTTAAATTCTTGTTAATGACCTAACGAATCGTTTCCTCATGACTCAAGTGCCTTTTCACTATAAAAATTCATTTATTCCACTTCCTTTAGTATAATTTGGAAGATAATTAAATTAGTTAACTGTATTGACTTTTTTAAAAAGTGGATTCAAAATGAAAATACAGTCATATAAGCCAAGGAATACCCTGAAATCAACATTCTTAGTTTGACCCTCTCGAATTGTTTTTTCAGGTGTCTTTTTGTTGCCTGTTAGCTTATTAAATTACCTGAAGAATGCTGATATGACGTTCCTTGGTAGACTAAAATATCTTTGCAAGAAATAAGGGGGTTCGATTAACGGCATTGAGGAGAAATTAAATATTGGAGGAACTCGCTGTACTCTTAGAATAAAAATGTTCCGAACCTAATTAAAGTAGCTGACTACTTTGATTTATCTGTAGATTACCTCCTAAGAAGAGAGTCGAACAATAAAAAAACTTCTGTTGACTTATCCCAAGATGATATACTCTTATCTTTGGACAGTGAGACGCTGGATGAAGAAGACGTGCCATTGTTAATTGTACTAGCAAGGACTATGGAAACAGAAAAAATGGTAATTAAGAAACAAAACACATTGATTTCTGCACAGCGCACGAGCTTGGACACTTTCTTGAACGATATTTAGTACTTTCCCCTCTTTACTCCAAGTCGGTTCATAAACCGAAACTCGAACATGAAGCAAATAAATTTGCAATGCCATTACTTATGTATAATCTCATTATCAACGAACTGACAGACGCATCGCACTTCTTAATTGATAGATTCATGGATTTTTATAACATACCCATGAAGTTAAGTGATCTATGTCTCTCTGGACGTAAGAACTACTTCAACGAGGAGATATCTCCAGTATAACTTGATCAACAAATAACAAATGAAATAATAGGAAAAACAAAATATTTTTTTGTTTTATTTTTTCATCGAATAAAGTTTTTTTGAAAAATTAGGAAAAACAAACAATTAAATATGGAAAGATTTTGAAAACAAAAAAGCCCGCGGTGCAACGCGGACTCTACCCTTTTTTCTTAAAGACAAATATATTATAGCAGGAAACGAGGGTTAGTAAATGGATTATTGCGAAATTTGTGGCGATGACTTTGAAAAAGGCAAAAAGATTAATTTGACTTCCGGCGAAGTGATTTGCATTGATTGCAAAACCAGAACAAAAAAAGAAATGCGGTTAGGTATTTTCGACTCATTCAAATATTCCTTAGGCGAGATATACGAAATGTACCACAAAAAAGACATAGATTTGAAGTCTGTTTTTTCTAAGAAAAAATCATTCTTATTAGATGTGAAGAACACAGAAACTGTATTCGAAAAAGGTATCCATATAATAGGTGGTCAACATTTAATTGAAGCTGAAGGATATACAAAAATCGGACAGCTTACTGATGGCAGAGTCTATTTTAAAGGCAATTATAACTACTTCTATTATTTGGTATCTTTGGATTTCGAAGGTGCTAGATATAGAACCGAGACAGTTCAAACTTCAAATGGAATCACAAATACAAATTCGATAGAACGAACCAAAAAGAAAGGTAAGTCTGGTAAAGTTGTTGCAGGAGCTATAATAGGTACTATGATCGTGCCTGGAATAGGTACTGCTGTGGGTGCTTATGCAGGTGGAAAAGGGAAAGACAAGAAAAAGAAGAAAGCCAAACAAGTTGTAAGTACTAAAAACGTAACAAGTGGCACAACTCGAGAAGTCGAAGAAAATTCAGTGTGTCATCTGGAATTAGTCAGACTTTCGGACGACAAAAAAATAAAAATTTCTGTTAAAGCAAATAGCACAGATTATCACGAATTAGCAAGCATGGAATTAAAAACTGACTATTTGTCAAACCAAGCCATCACTAGAGAGCAAGCGATAGAAAAATTAAAAGAACTAAAAGAACTTTTCGATTTGAGCATCATATCAGAAGAAGAGTTTGATATCAAAAAGAAAGAATACTTATCTAATATCTAGCGAAGATTATTCAAGGAACACCCTTCCGATGCCTAACGCCTCACGTTAGGCATCGGAAGGACAACTATGGTAAAGATAAAAAAATACAAAAAAAGACGGGGCAACTGCCTATATGTTGAAAGCTTACTTAGGTACAAATTAGTCACCGTAAACTTGATAAGATTACTCCTGCGATAGTTCAAACTTTCGCAAACCAAAACGTAAAATACAAACATTATAGAGAATTTATCAGTACTACTTCTAGGATATTCGAAGCAGTGAAAACAAAAAATAAAGCTAGAAACATCGATGGATCAGCTCTGTATCAATGTTTCTAGCTCTATTAAATTTACCTAAAAGGAAGGTACAGGATTTATATATGGCTGGTAATAGAAGAAAATTACTAGCATATTTTAGCGATTTACCCTAATTTTTACTTGTAGTTATAAAATATTAGCACTAACTAAATTTCAAAACGTAGTCAAAAATGTATTTAAAATTCTAATCGGGTAAGTGTTCGACTAAACTAGATTTAATTATGTACGCTCCTCAACGAGGAGCTATTTTTATCGTTTAGGAATATTTAAATACCAACGTTTGTCATGGAAATCTTGCGCATCGCCTTTAGTGTTTCCTTCTGGATCATTCGTTGCCCGCATCATGACATAGACTTTCTTATTAGGGAAGTTGCGCATGTTAAAAGATACATGATATCCAACGTTTCCAAATGTCCCATACGCTTGATTTACATCTGGTCTATAAATTCCATCAGCTTTTACTCTAGCTAATTCTTTCCCAGTATTGTAATCCATAATGAAGATATACTCGTATTTATAGTTAGCAATGTGCCATCCAGCTACATGCAAGTTTGCATTTTCGATTTCCCCAAACTGATCAATGTGGGCGTCATTTGTTCCATCTGTCAGCGTAGGATTTGCTGCACCTGCTCTAGTTTGATCAATGACTGGTTTATCATCTGAAGTAGTTGGATTTTCATCGGTAAATCCATGAGCTAAATCATATGCTAATTTTTCTTTACTTACGCCCATTTCAGAAAGATAACCGTAAGGATCTGTATGATCGCCCCAGATATTTTGTGTTACCCATAAATGCGATTTGATTCCTGGTTGGTTATAAGGAGTATACAATGTTAATGGAATACCATATTTCATTGCTGAATCTCTAGCCAATTCAACGTATGCCTTGTAGTTTTTCTCAAACGTTGCTTTATCATGTGTGTGCTGTAACTCAATCTGCACAGGACTGTTGGCATTAGCATACGAACCAGCACCGTACTGTACATAACCAGGTTGTCCGACTTGATAAACAATTCCACCGTCTCCCACAATGTAAGCAGTATAAGCGCTAGTCCATGAACGTTGCATATACTGTGCTTCATTGCGTCCTGTTGCTGTTTCGTTAGCCGTTTCATGAAGTAAAATATACTGATTATTTGCTACTTGTGAGCTACCTTCATTTACACCTAAATTAAATTCATTGTTGATCGTATAGGCAAACCCATTAATTGGCAATAAAAAAAGAGCCGTTAATAGGCTCATCGCAGTAATAGTAATTTTCTTTTTCATTGATCATCTACTCCTTTAATTATTAGTTTTTTTATCAAATACTAAATTATATTTAAACAAAAAGACACGATATAAATCGTGTCTAACATTAATATATTATGAAAATAAAAATATTTGATTTTGCTATTTTTCTTTTTCTTCTACCCTAATAGAGTCCACTCCCCAATATGCAGCAACACTTCTATTTCTCTCATTATTTTTATCTGAAGTAATATCATTACCATTGTAAACTGGATAAATAGTTTGTGGCTTGTAATTTAATGGTGGAACAACTATATCCATTTCACCATTCTTAATTTGCCTTTTAATAGATTCATTTTGATTATTGTAACTTACATAGTTTTTATATATGTCAGCAGTTCCATTGAAAAAAAGTAATAAAAAACTAATCATTAAATAACTGAAGATCATAGAAAAAACAACTTTATTGATTTTATCAAAATTTGCTAGCAATTCAAAAAGACTAATTACTATAGATATGAAAATAAAAATAATTCCCCCAAAATAAGATCTAGACCAAGATAACGCGGTTGGAGAAATAGTAAGAACTCCTATTGTCAATATGCCACCAACGAAAAACAATGAACTTAAAATATTACTAATTGTTAAACTACTATTTAAGTACGATAAAACAATCAAAGCTAATGCTATCGTTAGAGGAAACATTGCATTTTCCTGTAATGCACGACTGATTGCAGGTATTGCATCAAGAATTTTCCAAAAGATTGAAAGATTACTTCTATCAAAATAAGTAGCCCTGATGTCGTTGCCAGGTGCCATTACCATAAAAAGAAAACCTACAATATTTCCAACAATACCAGCAATCATCCATTTTTCTATTTTTTTATTCTTATAAAAATACGAAAGAGCGGTATATACTACAACAATGAACAATGTGCCTCCAGAGGTATTTTCATTACACCAACCAGCTATTATTCCCAAAAGAAGCATCCCTATTGTCTTAAAAAAACTATTATTTTGTTCTTTAGATTCTGTTATATATCGATGATAAACCAAAATAAAAGATAACATAATAACCATTGCGGTGAGATAATTCACAGAACCAGCCATCCACAAGTAAACATTATTGAAAGCTGGAGTAAATATCCACATTAATGAAAATATGATAAACCCTTTTAGATAAACATTTTTAGTAGCCCGATCTTTTATTATGGAAGAAAACATAATAATTTGATAAACCAATATAGAAAACATGCAAGAATTATATATATTAAAATATATTTTTGGTAGTTTAGTAAAAAATCGAAAAATAACGTGGACTACTGATCTGCCAGTCCATGTCATATATTGTTGATATTCGTCAGATAAAATTGTTTTTATACTTGAGGTTTTTACAAAATAAGAATAATCGTCGTGTACCAAAGGGGACATGCTATTTAAAATAAGCATAAATACAAAAATACAAAATAAAACAATAAATAAATGTCTGTCGCTCTTAATTTTTTTAATCATACCAAACAATTAGCTCCTCTTTATTTCAAAATATAACTTAGTATAACATAAATTTATTATTTGGCAGCGTCAAATTAAAACATACAGAATCTATATTCCAACAAATCATTTGTACTATTTTCTCAAATAAAGTAGCACTTATCCATCAAATGATTTTCTATATCTAAATGTTCAGTTTAGTCCATTTCTTTCTCCTATTGTAATTTCTCGTGAATCTTCTCTACGGTACTCTTGATTGTCTCTACATCACCCAAAGCGTTCGTTAATTTGTCGATAGTATCTTGATACCGTTCTTCTCTTGTATTGTTCTGTTTCATTACCCAAACAAGTAAGCCAACAAACAATACTGCAAAACTTATTTGTTCAGGATTTGAAAGCAACGACTCCAACAATTTATCCATGCTTCATCACTCACCCCTTTCATTGCACAATAAAAAACCCCCACCTTTGAGCGTGTTAGTAGCAAAATTAGTATTTTATGCAGGTTTTACTTCTGATATTTTTAAGGATAATAGTTGTAGATGGAACATCTTTGCTGCGGCATCTATCCCTAAAGTAAATTCTACTTTATCTCCTGCGACTAAAGTGTGAACGTACTGACCAGCTTGAGATGTCATATAGTTTAAATTGGCACTACTACCTACATTAGCGAAGTTAGTATCACTTCCATTTTTTCTAATTTTTACATAAGCAAATTTGAACGTATTGTTTCCATGCAATTTTACAGAACCCTCAAAAAATAAAACACAGTTTCTGGTTGCGGTTAAGGTAATTCCATCACTACTTATCGTATATGGTAAATCACTAGCTGTGTGAAAAAAATCCGTAGCGACAAGAGTCCCTATTGGTATTTTTGTCCCATCTGGTGAATCTGTTAAATCTCTACCTTCACTGTAAATGGCGAATAGTGGCATTGCGTCACTAATAGTTTTAATGTTAGTTGTGTTAGTGGCTATCTTAGAAGTATTGGCAGTTACTTTTTTATCAACTTCATTAATGGAAGCAGTCAACTGCGAATTAATCTCCGATGCTTTCCCATCAGTATATTTATTTGCTTGACTAACAATTTCAGAAATTTTAGTATCTGTGGCCAGATTGTTTTCCACGTATTTAGGTGATAAATCCCAAACATATTCCTCTGGGTTATCAGAATCACGCATACCAATACCACGATATTTATACTCACTAATATTCGGAGTAGCTACATCTCCTTCCTCTATCTTTAACAACTCGATTGTGCAATTTCCAAGTGTATTTTTTGGAAATTGGTACAATTCGATATTGCTAGGATTAGCAGCAGCTACCTCATTAGGTGTAAAAGTTAAACGCCATGTATCAACTAAACCATTCACAGGAGTTAATGTGCCATAATCAATCGAACCATTTCCAAATAGTTTAAAAGACTGATTGACTGGCTTCGTTCCTTTTAGTGTGATTGTCATCGTTTTCCCTATTTCCAAATTCTTTTTCATCTTTGCGGCATACAAATTATAAGTTGATGTATTTATTGGAAATACAACCGACTGATTTGCCAGATTTTCATTCAAAGGAATTTTGGATATCTGCCATGGTTTTTCAAATAAGTTGGGGTGATATGGCGTAGGTATTGCTCCTTCTTCTAACTTGATATATTCTATACTGATTGATCCATCCACTATTTGGGAATTACTATCTAAACGTAGATAAGTACGCTCTACTTGTTTCATTTCTGATACACTACCAGTCACAGAAATCATTTTTGTTTCTCCCACTAACGTATCAGCTAAGTTCGTTCCCAATAGAATGTTACCTCCAGGAAATTTTCTATAAGTTAGTCGAACTTTTGACAAGTCTCCTACAAAACCCTCATTCACTGTTACCTTAGCAGAAAGCGTATAGGTTGTTTGGGGCTTGATTTGCATGACATTTCCTGTTTCAGCACCAAATCCAGAATTTCTAAAAGTTAATTTTACACCCCTATTTTCGTTGACAATTGTTACATTATCTTTTGTTGTAAAATAATCACTAGTTATAGTGCTTAATAGATTGGAATTTCCACTATAATCATAGTCTCCAAAATCAATGCTGTTTGAATACATCTTTTTCAACTTGCCAAGATCACCAATTTGCTGATTGGTTTGGTTCATCTTATCTTTGATTAACGTTAATTCATTTTGTGTTGAAACAACGTTTTGAGAAACAGTATCAATATTAGATTGAGTTGTTTTTAATTCCTCTGTTACCTCGACAATAGTTTGATCAATTGACTGTGCTGCATCCTCTACAAAATTATTTATTTGCTGGTTGGCCTTTTCGATTGTAGAATCTACATTTGTTAATGCCTCATTCACTGCATCTGTTGTTTCTTGCTTGATTCCATCGAGCAGTTGTTGAAAGTCTTTGAAATAATATTCTCCATTTAATTGAACATCTCTATCGATGATAGATTTCTCGATATTGAAAGTAAAAGCCAAGTTGTCGGTGTGACTGCCATCTGGAAAGTCAATATAAACATTCGCATCAACTTTGCCTTCATAAGCAAGTAACATATCAGGAATGAAGTATTTTACAATACCTTGCATGTAGCTTTCAGTAATGATTTGGTTGTCAAAAATAGGAAATTCTTTTTTCTCTTCACCAGAATAGATGTACATAAAAAGACGAACAGTCGCATTGATTAAATCAGTTGGACTTCCGTCTTGATTTTTAATTTCAAATTGTAATACGCCCGCTTTTTTGTCATAGGATTTGAAAGTAAAACCAGTAATTTTCGCTGGTGGATTTGTCGGTTCTGTCGGAACAATGATTTCTCCTGTCTTTTTTTCCATTGAATCACCTTCCTTAATAATTAAATAGAGGAGTCACCGTATTAATAAATTCCTTCGATACCTGCAATCGTAAAACCTGTGTCATCTGTAAAATCTATAGTTCCATTTCCATGAATAGTGGCCAATCGACATTTAGTAAAACGTAGCACCACGTTGTCACGATAATTAGTAAGTTCTATTCGAATATTCCAAATACTTTTTTCGGATGAACCTATACCCGTGAACATAATAACTGGGTTATCTACCGCTGGTGTTTCAAGCGTAAATTGTGTACCTAAACCCTTGATATGAAATCGTAAACGGCTAAAACGACGTGTACTAGCCGTTAAATTCATATTTTGTCCTACAGCACAATCTGAATCGCCCGCTTTCCACAGTTTCGTTACTTGTTCAATTCGTTTCCAATTTCTTGAATTGTAGCCACCTTCTCCGCCTTCCTTGCTTGAATTGATATAGAAAATACTTCCGTTTGATACATCAATCATCACATAAGTCTTACGTTGAGCGTGTTCCCCGAATACATGCAACTGGATAATTTGTCCAGGGATCATTGGATCAGGCGTTCCCATTTCGTCAGCCCAAGCCCATACAGTAGCGTAATGCCCAAATGGAATATTCCAGAAACTATACTTCTCACTTAAGTAATTATCCTTAATTAAATGACCGGTTGCTTGTGCTACGGTCTCAGGTGAAGCAAAACCTGCATTTCTCTCAGTAGCAAGCGCATGTGCTTGTTGGTCGTTACCATCACAATGAATAGCAAATTGTTCTAACATGTGATCAATTGCTTCTTCTCTTGTCATATCTTCAAACATTATCCATCACTCCTTCAATATGAAAATGACCGTTTTGTTGCTCGTCCCACGCCATTCATTATCAACATTCTTGCTGTCTTATCAATTGACAATTGATAAAAAGCTTCAAAATCAACACTAGTGTCTTTAGTAAATGCACAAGTTCCAACTATCATTTTCAAAGTACCGAGATTTCTCACCGTTTCCCAATGTTCATGCCCGCAAATGTAGGCAATAATGACACCTGGTCCTTTTGTGCTAAAATCAAATACTTCACTTCCTGTAACGGACTCCGATGGTTCTCCAGTTAGCGAATCATAATCAATGGTTACTGACACACCTTGTTTAAACCCATCAATAAGTGTCCGTAATGCTGCAGTATTCCATACACCTGTTGCGGAATCATCTAATGGAATATGACCTACTAATAAAACATGATAGCTACGATCTAAGTTCGTGAGGAAAGTACCGAAGTCTTTCAATTGTTCTGCTCCGATTTTCCCTATTTCCCCATCTTTTGTATGGCCACTGAATTCTTTATACTGACCGTTGCTATCAAGTGCATCACTATAATCATCTGTATCAATGCGATAGATTGCAATTCCTTTATCTGGGAATAAACGACCACCGAATGTGCCATTATATAAATGGTGCATATCCGCACTATTTAAACAAGTTTCTGGTGTATGCCCTATCCAAGCATAAGGAATTTTTCCAGTATCATGATTTCCACGACAAACGATGACGTCTTTTTTCCATACACTAGCAAAATTTGCGAAACGTTTTTGTATGGCCATTGAATGTGTTCGCCCAAAGTCACGAACACCAATCTTGAACTCTCCTGTACGCCCACTATTACAATCACAGTTATCTCCACCGTAAACAGTCACATCACAGTGTTTGGCCATTTCTTTAAATTTTGCTAAAGTACTCCAACGCCTAGGATTCGTCGAACTATCTCCTGTTGTAAAAGCACTGTCTTTCCCCATCCCATCGACGTGAGTATCTGTGATGAACGCAACGTTAAATAACTGATGATCAATGTTGGCAATAACTTCATCAAAATTAGACGGAACAGAATATCCACCGTCTGTAATCTGTCGCACAGAACTAGACACAGAAAGTTTTTTATTTTGAATGTCATTTAAGCGATCAGCTAAACTATCATAATTTCCTTTCGCTTCATTCAGAATGTTAATGATCGTACCACCAGGATCTATGTTTTCCAGTAATTCACGATTCTCTTCTAACCACTGCTCCCAGTCATTTTTGCCCTGAACCATGTAATCTTTGAATTTTCTTAGCAAATCCTCAAAGGTCCACACACAGCCAGAATCACGTAACTGGCTTCTAGATATTCCAGAAATGACTCGATAGGTAAAATCCTGTGTGCTAAATTGTTCACTCCAAGTTCCATCACCATTAAGTGATCGGAAACTGAAATGTGCGGTGTTTTCACCGCCCCATTGCCAGTCAGGCTCACTTAACGTATAAACAAGCCTTGCTTGTCCTGGACTGTATTCTTGTACTTTTTGTTCAACAGGTTGGTTTTCGCCAAATTTTGTTGTGTTAATAAAAAATGGCACTAGGCCATCGAATGTTTTTAGTTTGCCATGTTCCACCACTTCAACAACCAATTTTTGGGTTGAAACATCTCCTTGTCGAACTTGAATCATTCCCACATAATTATAGGGTTCTGTTGTGCTTAATATAACGTTCCATTTTGCCATCAAATCTCCTCCCTATTTTGGTGGTATGACAATGGAAGAAATTGCACTTGCACTATAATACTGGCGATCTAACTTTCCACAAATCATACCTAACTCTGTATTTTGTTCATAAGTTTGCATACGACCATTAGCTAAGCCTCGGATAACGCCAGTATGTCCATAAGTTCCATCTGCAAACCATGAACCCACTTGTCCACCTCTTGCCCAATTAATAATTGCACCAACTACTAATTGATCGTATCTAGGGTTTTGAATCACTTTCCAACCAACAGCAGACCAATCATAGGCAATACCAATATCAGATGCTGCAGAAGTATTTCCTATCACATGAGTTAAACCATATTTTGTTCCAGCACCCATGCCACAACCACCCAGATATCCTGAATATTCTGCAGACAAACCATAACACTGACCATTACCAATTCGTTGTCCAATCAAAGACTCTAAATGTTTTATTCCTGCTTCTCCAGTAGCTCCTCCTGGTTTTAAATCTTTAAATTTGTTATACCAGTTAACTGCATAATCTTGACGTTCAGGATGTGTCGCTGCCGGACGTTCATAGTTTCGTTCAAAAGCATATGCTGCTTGTCTTGGATCAGTACAGACCTTAAATCCATCAACCGTCGTAGGTTGTACTACGCCCATCCATTGTCCATTTGTAAATGTCCAAATAAGCAACCGAACTTGTGCATCTAAGCTCGTTATTGGTTCTTTAATACCTGCAGCATTAAATAAGTTTTGAACATAAACTTTTCCATCCCATGTTGCTGGACCAACAAGAGGATATGAAGAACCATCCCACTGAACTAATCCGTATGCTGGTCCAGCTATTTGAACAGTATCAGGATCAAAAGTTCCTCCTGTTTCTTGTTGAATGTTCCCTAATATTCCACATGCAGATTGTTTCGTAAATCCGTTATTACACAAAATATCGTAAATTCTCCAAGCTCTCTTTTCTGCATCTGTTTTTAATTCACTAGGATACCCACCAGTAGATTCTCCACCTCCTGATGGACCACCACCTTGTCCAGGAATTATTTCTTTTCTTTTAACTGTAAGTTTTCCTTGTACATCTAAGTCTCCAAAATAAATTGCTTTACCATTTCCTAATAAAACTAATCCTTTTCCTACTTTAGGAGAAATCAAAATATATTTGCCGTCTCCATTTGTACGAATAACTAAAGAATTATCTTCAATAGGGGTTGGCGTAGAAGCCCCAGGAAAAGGATTACCAGCAGAATCAGTTGTTCCAATCGTTCCAATTGAACCCTTAGAATTCCAAAATTCCATACCTTTTTTGGTTAGCTCCATGATTTTTTTGTTTTCATTCCAAATTTGAAGTGTGCCTTTTACAAGTTTTAACACATCACCATAAGCATTAAAGGAAGTTTCGAATACTTCTGCATTTATTGTTCCTACTGTGATGAAGTCAGCAACAATTTCTCCTTTTGATGTGATAGCAATACCAAAAGGTCCATTTACGCCATTATCTGAATAACCTAACCCATTCAAATTCCAGCGCCACACACGTTTTGCACTCGCTACGTCATCGGTATCCATTATAAGTATCTCGGATGGTGCTTTCTCTGGACGAAAAACGACATGTCCACCAGAATTCCCAGTAATCCATGCCGTTGCATTGAGTACGTTTTGCACTAATGTTTCTGTCCGATTATCAATTTTCTTTTTGAGTTCTTGAGTTTGAGAATTCATTGTAGAAGTATAAAGAGATAAGTCATTTCCTAAAACTAAATTCTTATACTTGCCAAGTGTAGGAAAATAGGTGTATTCCACTACTCGCTCAGCGATTTCAATATCAAGCTGTTTTGCTCTTACATGAACAACATCACCAAAGCTTAGAGTTGAAAGCTTTTGATACATTTCACCGTATTCCAGAGTATGCTCCAACGAAACCATGCTTACCGTATGAGTCGCTTTAGGTTCATGAATACGGTCTTTATCAAACAATGTGTTACCCCATTTGATAAGGTCATCCACTGTTTTACAATCCGAATTTTCTCTTTTACCTATACGCCGATTTTCATCCGTTACTCCATCTATTTCTAAAAATCCATAGGTGATAGGGTCTTTATCTTCGTTATAATCATTGTCAGGAACACCACCAACCAGAAATAGACTGTTTACAATAGATTCTTCGTCTATTTCTTCCTCAATAGCTTCGAGATTTAAGCCAAAATCAATTCTAAATCCATTATCAGCTCCAATTTGTTTGACTAGATTCAAATCATAATTATTCATGTCTAATTCTGCGCTGGCAACACCTACTAGATTTTGATTACCATTGTTTGAACCAATGATAGCTTCTACTGGAGCAACTTGCTTTGCAGTGAACTGATGTATTGTTCCAACATTTGAAAGATAATTGAATTTTTGTGAGAATGCCAAACTGGATTTTAGATTGTTCATGATCTGTGTTCCATTGCCATTATCTGTGAAAGACTCAATAATAAAATTTTTATTGGCCATAAAGCCAATATGCCTTGCCGTTACTGAAATAGAAGTCAGATTTTTTTTGACATTGTATATTTCAAAATACTGCCATGATCCATCTGGCACCTTTGCTTTTAAAAAATTTCCTTTTTTTAAATATGATCGATACTGACCATTTTTGGCATAATTTCCATAAAAACGATATTGACCATTCAATACTCGGTTAATCTCTGGCAAATCTTCCCAATCAATTACCGAAAATCCGTTCACATCCAAATCTTCTGGTACCTTGTTATAAGCGTAAATGAATTCTTGCGTCACAGATACACACTCCTATTCCAAAATCGAATTTGATTGAACTTGCCAGATAATTCGATGGTGTTTTTTCCTGGTGTCAAAATCGGCCAATCGCCTTTTGTAAACAGCGATAAACCTTCCTGAACAACTTTACCCAGTTCAGTATCAACCGCCACAGTTCCAGTTACAGTGTTTAAAACAGTTAACGTTCGATCGCCGATTTTTATTGAAATGTCCCCACCTTTTGAATCAATTTCAAGATATGGTTGGGCTTTTTCGTCTCCGTGATCATAAATTTCAACTTTAGACACGTTGAAGTTTTTAGGTGTTTCGCCAACTTTTCTTTTGAAAGGCTGGCACCGAAAAGTAACATCAAAAGTATAAAAATAGCCCCACTCATTTTCGAATGGAACTTCTTTACTCATACTACAAATAGCGTCTAAATATTTATCTGGATCATTGTGAGTGATTAATTGACTTTTCCCTGTCAGCCAACGTTTAACTTCTCTCAGCCGTGAATGCGGAATGGTAATCCCTTCGATTTCAAGGTTGAACGGTTCATAATCATCGAATGTTTCAGTTAGTTCGCCGTTTCTGCCTTGTACCGTATACGTTTCATAGCGTTTGTTTGGCATTATTTCAGGCAACTCGCTTTCAATAATGCAATTCATATCAAGCGTAGCATTCAAATTTTTCCAAATGAAATTGGGTTCATCAGAATTCATGAAAATTCGACTCATTCAGGAACACCTCCCAAATCATAAATAGCTTGTCGATTAGCTCTTGCAAATTTACGGTTCATTCGATCTAATTCCGATGGATTATTTGCATCAACTTTGCCAATATGGATATGTTGCTCGATATTACCATCAGAAACTTTTCCACCGATACCTCTGCGTTTTTCTTCGTCAGATAATGGAGTCACAGTAGTTTTTCCATTTTTAGCAGTTAATAACTCTGGTCCAGCTTCACCAACAATCGCTTGTCCATTGATTAAATGACCACCTTGAGCTAAATATGGGAGCTTGGATATAGAAAATGATTTACCACCAATACCAGGAACCCATTTTGGTATTTTGATATTATTCAGTCCACCAATAAAACCATTAATCAAACCAATCATGGCATTAATAGGAGCTTTTCCCACAGCAACAATACCATCGAAAATACCGCCAAAAATATCAACCAAACCTTGCCACGCTCTTGACCAATCACCTGTAAATATACCAGTAATAAAGTCAATAAATCCTGTCAGTATCCTCTTTCCTGCATTATAAAAATTCATGAAATTAACTACTATTCCTTCGAAAACACCAGAAATATAGCCACCTATAAATTTAAAAACTTCTACGGCGACATCTGAAATGCCTTTGAAAAATGCATTAACTCCATCATGAAACCATTTCACTTTGTTATATGCCAATACAAATCCAGCAATCAATAAAGCTATTCCTGCGATTACTAAAACAAACGGATTCGTTGCAAGAAAACCAGATAAAGTCTGCCAAATCCCTATAAAAGATTTAACTCCACTAACAATTTTAGTAATTGAACCCATAAGTGTTCCTAAAATCACTAATAGTGGACCAATTGCTGCTACTACTAAAGCTATTGTTACTAACATATTTTTTTGCCCTTGATCAAGTGAATCAAGCCAAATTTTAAATCGTTGCAATGCATCTATTGCCAATTCGAAAAAAGGCAACAAAGCTATTTGTACGCTTTCTCCCACAGATGCCATTGCTAATTTTGCGTTGTTCATGGCCATATTTGCCTTATCAATCGGATCAAGTGTAGCTTCATAAGTAGAACCAACAGAGCCACCACTTTCTGAGGCAACTTTTGCTAAATCTTCTAGATTAAGAGTTCCCCTTTTAATTGCATCAGCCATTCGAGGACCGCCTTTATTACCAAAAATCTCAGCAGCAGCATTAATTGCTTCAGTTTCTGAGCTTGCATTTTTAATTTTATCTTGCAATTCTCCAAGTCCTTGTGACAATGTTTTCCCGTCTTTAGCATAGGTAACTGTGGCTTTAGATAGACTACTCAAAGCTGCGCTAGAATCAACACCAGCTTGCTCGAATTGCCCCATTAATGTAATACCTTCACCAAAACTCAATCCTAGTTGTTTGATTTGAGGGGCTCCATCAATCGCCTTTTGCATTAAATCATCTACAGATTGCCCTGTATTTTGAGCTGTCTTTGTTGTTACATCTAATACAGAATTTAAATCATCATAAGACATGTCATAAGCCTCAATTGCTTGTCGAGCAAAAATAGCCGATTGCGAAACATCTGTATCATTGATTTCAGCATACTGTAGGAGATAATTGGTGGAATCTTCCAGTTTTTTGTCCATGAATCCAAATTGAGTATTTACTTCGCCAATGGCTTCTCCTACCGTTTGTAAAGGCAAGTGAGTATTTGAACCAACATTTTCAAAAGATTGCGATAGTCTATCAGCTTGATCACCTGTTGCTCCGGTTTTAGTAATAATAGTATCAAGAGCTTCATCTACTTCACTAAAAGCTGCTAGTCCTGCAGCACCTGCAGCAACAATTGGTGCAGTTACGCCAATAGACATTTTTTCACCGACACCTTTAACTTTTTCGCCAGCTTCTTCAATTTTTTGAAGTTTTTTTGCGGTATCAACAGAAACATTTCCCTGTTCTTTTAATGCATCATTAGTTTGCTCTAATGCAGAACGCAGTTTATTTTCTCCTGTTTCAGATTCCAAAAGTCTTTTATAGAGTTTTTGAGATTGGTCTGAATATTCACCAGTTTCTTTAACTGTTTTTTCATACTCTTCCCTTAACATCTGGGTTCGCTTTTCTGCTAAAGAAAGTTGTTTTTCTAATTTTTTCTTAGTAGCTGTTAATTTCTCTGTTTGAGTTGCATTCTTATCCATGGCAGACACTTGGTTTTTGTACTCGGTAGCTGCTAAGTTCATTTCTTTATTGATTTCTTTAATTGTTTTTGAATAGCTTACTTCGCCATTCGTTTTAAAATTTAAAACAACATCTGATTCTTTCCCTGACATTTTAGCGCTCCTTTCCTACCACCAAGGACTCTTATCCATAGTTATGGATTGAGGTGGCTCAAACTCAGTATTTTGTTGTAACCACTGTAGGTATGATTTCAGCCACAAGTTAGGCGTAGATTTCAAAAAGAAACTCTCACTCCAATTTAATAGAGTGAGAGCAACATAAATATAAAAACTCCAAGGAGTTCCTATCTCTTCCGATTCTTTTTGTTTTTCTTTCTTTTTGCTTGCGCTTTTTGAAAGTCTTGTGGCTTCTTGGATTTTTTTAGGTCTTCTACCTGAAATGTCTGACTAGCAAAAATTTCCATACAGGTACTATAAGCAGACAACACCTCTCCACTCATTCCTAAGAATTTAAAAATAGTTTCTGGATCTTCCTCTAAACCACCAGTGCGCAACATTGCATAAATCAAGGCACGCATGATTTTTAAATCACTAGGCGATAAGTTAGCAGAAGAAATTTTTCCTTCTTTTTTGTATAGCATGGCATTCATATCAGATTCGAATTGCGAATAATCTCCACCATATACATCTGCTATAAATTCCATTGTTTGCATAGTAAATGAGATAGGGAATTCTACACCTTGAATAGAGACAGTAGCAGAATTTTTTAAGTCTTCAACGTTAATTCCATAATCAGATAACCGAGCCATTAGCCTGCACCTCCAACTTTAGCCAATGTTTTCCACTGTTCTTCATCGTATACAGGTTGAGCAATGAATTTATTAAATAATTCGAGAGAAGCTCCGTCTCTATTTGAATCAAAGCTTGAATACATTACGTTGTTATACTTCAATCCAGATGAAATGAAGTTCGCAGTTACATCATCAATTTTCGTTTCATCATCAGCAGTAGCATATTCTTCATCAATAACATTGGACAACTGTGTTTTGGGATACCAAACAGCTTTCTTTCCACCGTTTTCAATATTTCCAATAAAACCAAATGCGAAATAAGGAAATTCACGAGCAGTATTTTTGCCAAAGGTTACACCACTTTCAGCAATCAAGCCTTTCAATTCGTCCATAACAGCAATTGGAATTCCTACATGATCCAGAGCTAACTCATGTTTTGTTTCTCGACTTACACGCCGAAACATTTTACTAGATGCCCATTTTTCAAGAGCTGTTCCATTTCCCTTTATTCCTAATTTTGTAGCAATTGGTAAACGAACAATCTCGCTATAAGTTGGTGCTTCTCCAACAGTATCAGGAGTAGCCATCATACCAATCAATATATCGTCTAATCCTTCAAAATAGAAAGTATCTTGCTTTCCCATTTAGATCATCCTTCCCACATTTTAATAATTTTCTTTGTCATAATTTCTTCAATTGTTTCTTTGTTTTGTTCATATGTTCCACTCGCAAAATGTTGGGCTCGTTGCTTTGTTGTCCCATTTTCAGCAAATCGCCAATAAAAAGCTGTGTCTTCAAATTGAACTTTTACTCGTTCATTTTCTACTACAACTCTTACATGATCTTTCATATGCTTTTTCTTTAATAATGACTTAGGTATTTTAGGCAATAGTTGCTTCAGGTAAAAATTAGCAGCTTCTTCTAAAGATTCTATTGATATTTTTTTCGGATCTACCTTTGAAAGATTTCCTAAATAATCTGCCATGTCAGCAAATCCGTTCGTATTATTTGCCATTTTCCACACATCTCACATACGTGTAATAGTTAGTCACTGTCTCATCATTTTCGTCACCTTGTATACCCACGAAATCGACATAAGGGATACCTACTTTTTCCAAAGCTTGCTCAATGACTACTAAGTCCTGCTCTGTTCCTAACGTAAAGAAAGAAATTTGATAGAATGGCATCTTTTTATATACTTTTCCGGAAGCCATTTTCTTATTAATACTCACATTTGAATACACGATATATGGATACACTGTTCCTAAAGTAGCCTTATCTCTAAACACCGGTAACTTAGTTGATTTCAATGCTTTTATTAATTCATTGAAGTTATTCGACATAAGCTAAACTCAACTCCATTTCTCTTGTATCGGGATTTGTATAAATCCGAGTAATGTTATACGTCACAGAATCAATTTTGAGGGCATTTAGCTTCTCTGTGATAGATTTATCCCATCGAACTTTAATTCGCCTGACAACGTCTGTCTTGGCTTGCTGTGATAAATATTTTTCTTGAGAAGTCACACCAAGTTCTTCATAGAAAATTGGGCGCTTGAATTCATAAACCGTAGTTGGACGATCGTTCTCATCTGTTCCTGTTTTGATTTCTAGCAATTCAGCTTTCCATCGCAGATTATTAGTCTGTCGTTTCGGCATTTTGAATCACTCCTTGCACAATAAATGGCGTCATAGCATTCATAGCTTTGTCGAGTTCATCCTCTGAAACTCTATATTCATAGGCAATGCCGGCAACCATCAAAATAAGATATTCTTGTTGGCCACCAGTTGCTGTTTTGACATAATCTTTTGCCATATCTAAATAAAAAGAGAGCAAAGAATCATCCATGCCCTCTTCAAAATGAATATGTGATTTGAATTTTTCCTCTAAAGATAATTCTTTAGTTTGCTCTTCCATCTTAATCACCAACTGGTTTTGTAATTTCATAACGATATACTGCAGGTTCAAACGGGGAATAAACCAATTGTCCATCTAATAAATTGTAAATTTGGAATCCAATTTGATTTTTACCAGAGAATTTTTCAACAAGTTTTTGAATCTCCAAGGCACCAATAACTTCTTGAATTTTGAATGCAGAAAAATCGCCAAAATATAAAACTGGCGTATCTGGTTCACCTTTTTTATCTGCTGCATCTGTCCAATCTACAGGATAGCCAACTAATTGGTAACCAATTCCACCTTCTGCTTGTGTGAATGGTCGCAACAACGGAAACCCATCATCTGTTTTCATTTTTTCAATAGCAGTCAAAGCAGCTCGATTAATAATAAAACGACCTTTTTTCATTACTTCTGTCACTGGTGTATTTTTAAATTCAATTAATGCATCATACAATTTTTGTCCAGCACCTGTGGCAGTTAAATCTAAAGGTTTCTCAAATGCTACAGCTTTTTTTGCTAATGCACCAGGATTTTCATTTCCAGCGTCATCTCCATTGAACATATAATTGATTTCCTTACGCACATAAGCTTTTTTCAATTCTTCGACAACAATATCTTCAACTGGAACACCAGACATTTTTAGTAATTTCTTAGTTACCGTTGCCAATGCATCGAATTCGGCCGGATCAAGTAAAATTTCATCAAACTGAATAGCTGTTTCAGTAATATCAGTTGAACGTTCTTTCTTGTTAACATTCGCATCTGCTTTTTTCACAAGAATTGGATATTTTACATCACCTGCTGTACGTACCACTGTTCCGTATTTACGCAATAAGTTTTCTTCCTGTGCATATGTGATTACTTCAGAAGCAATTACTTCTGGAACAGTAACTGAACCATTACCAGTTTCAATTCCTAAAGCTCTAGCTTCTGCTTCAGAAATATTTCCAATAACAAAATTAGCAAATGCTTTTCGTAATTGTTGATCTTTTTGTGTCTTGGTCATCTTACTTCTTGCCTCCAATCCTGATTTAATGGAATCTAGCAATCCATCACGTTGTTCTTGCGAAATCATGCCTGAACGATTTTCAGGATCATCTTCTCCGTCTCCACTAGGTTCATCGCCAGAACGATTGTCAGGATCATCAGTGCCATTTCCTACGCCACCATCTTTTCCATCTCCTGCATCACCATCATCTTCCAACGCATCTTTGATTCCATTTAATTCTTCAATGACTGCATCAATTTCTTGTTGCACGCCGTCGATGTCTGCTTCACGCAATTCACCAGATTCGATTTTTCCACGTAATTCTTCCAGTCTTTGCTCTTGACGTGCTTTCATTTTCTTTAATAATTCTTTATCCATAATGTTTTCCTCCTAAGCTCCTAGTGCTTGATTGATTTTTTTAATTAAATTTTTTCTTTTTTCGACTACTTTTTCTAAGTCTTCCTTGCTTCTTAAAGCTGCTTCGGTATCTTCATATGCTGGCAACGGCACGATAGAAACTTCATACAATTCCACCTCGTGAATCGTTCGAAGCATTGGTGTAGAGTTGTAGTCCCATGTTTCTTCAGTTGGTATGAATCCAAAACTGCATTGATTGATATCGCCACGTTCCATCGATTTTATCAAATCCCTAGCAACTGTTGTATCTGGAAGATCAACTTCAAATTTCAACCCACGTTCATCTTCTGATAAACGTAGCGTGCCGCTTTTTGTACGTCCTAAAACATTGGACCAATCATGATTGAAAAGGCAGCGAACATCTGAACTACTAATAGCCCTTGAAAAGGCACCGGGAGCTATCACTTCATCCAAGTCTTCCCATAATCTTGTTGGGCTATTAAAAACTGCTGCATAACCACTAATCGTTCTTGTTTGTGTTTCTTCATCAGAACGTGTTGAAAGATTGGTGATGTCAATCGTTCGAATTTCCTTTTTCTTCATTTCCATCACCTCCCTTCAAGTTTTGATCATTCGTTGGTAAGGAATCATCTGTAGCATGTTTTTTTCCAATTTCTGTCAAATCATTTGATATATAAACAGCTTCAGTTTCTGGCGTTCCTTGTTTAGGAAAACCAAGCATTTCTGCCACATTATCCGGACTTGTAATTCCAGTACGAACGATGTTGTATCCAATATTTGTTTTTGTTGAGTAAGTAACGAAATCCAAAATATTGATTTTCCATTCCACTCGATAGCCAGAATTAGGCATAAAAAAAAAGAGCCGTGTAATGCTCGCTCTTGTTCTTCAATATTGGTTTGATTGCTTTATTGTGCAGATACATCATCGCTTTTTCGATGTCTGTCTTAATTAATGATTGATAGGTATCAACATTTATACCTAAGAATTTCCCCAAATCCTTTTTGTACACGCCTAGATAGTTCAAGATCGCATCGTCATCTACTGGACTTTTAAGTGTATCGATTGAGTAACCTTTACCAAGAGGAATCATTTTGACTGAATGATTACTGTCATCCTGTGTTCCTTCTAACTGATCAAGTATTGCTTTAACAATTTTCGTTTGGGCACTGTTATTCGGATTGATATGCGCATCCAGTTTAAGCATAAAAGCGAGTAAACCGCCTTTAGTATATTTATCCGTCAAAACCTTTTCTGCGCTTAGAACGCCTTCTAGTGTGCTTCTTGCTAAATCGATTATTCCTGCACCTTTTAAAGAATCTGTGCCGATATTCTTAATGTGACGAATCATCTGACTTGGTATTTTTTGGCCATTCATTTCAAACTCTTCTTGTAGACGCTCATTTATTTTAGTTGTCACACCGTATGCTAAATGAAGTTGATCTCGATCAGTCAATGGGAAGGTTTCTCCATTAATTAGTAGCGTGTTCGTCTCAAGTTTCGAAAATTCAAAACCTGTTAAATAATCATTTGGGCTTTGCAATATTTTAAGCAAGAAATGATTTTTTACTTCGTTACCATCTGGACCAATAACAATCGGTGTGGCCAACGCTACCTGATTAGATATGTCTTGAACTAATTCATAAACATCAGAAGATTCCATAATTGAATTGTCTGTGACATATCTTTGAGTGTAGCGAGTGGTTTGACCAAATATATCTTCAATGTAGCCCCGTTTTTCCATGAATGAATATACTGCGTTTGAAATTCTATCTCGAATTTTCATCTTTTCTCACCGCCTTTCTAATTATCTATAAATACTATCGAGATACTCATCCAATTCGTTCGAATCAATATCTGTCATCTGATTCATCGTTTCTTTATGACCACACAAAAACGCCACGAAACCGTCAATCTTTTTCTTCGACTGGCGTTTACTTGGCGCTTTTTGTCCATTGATGTTAGTAATTGCTACAACGTTCAAAGTGCAATATAGGAATAAGGGATTATCAAATTGTATCCGTTTCTCATAAAATAATCTTTCAACATCATCAAATGGCGAATTCAATACTCTAGGAAATTGAGGTACTTCAACACATTCCAATCCTAAATTCTCTAATTTCTCAACAAACTTATCGCTCATTGCTGGATCATAATTTACTTGCTGAATATCGTATAAATTCATGCAATCTTCGATATACTGCAATATTTGATCTTGATCAATCATTTTGCCATCGCAAAACTCAACAAATCCTTTGTCAGCCAAATCACTATAAGGAACATTATCTTCTTTTTCTCGAAACTCTAAATTTTCATTCGGAATAAAATAGAGTTGCTTTACTTTAAGAATCGCTTTACCATCTTCATCCCATGTTGGAAAGTTTAAAGATACACAGGTCAAATCTCGTGTACGTGATAAATCTAAACCGATATAGCATGGTTCATTACTTAAATCACCAAGTTCTTGCGTGGTAACTAAACATGGCTCTACTTGATCCTGTTCAAAGAAATTATCTGCGCCATTCACAAATACATCCAAGTGTTTCGTTAGAAATTCAGCTTTGGAATGAGCTGACCGTTGCGCTGTTTTAAATGCTGATTCTAAAGCAGATAAATCGACTGATATTCCCCAGTTAGGATTGCACATTTCCCAGACTTTTCTATCCGTCCAATCATAATTTTTATTTGGCTCATAGATTAGAACAAAGTTTGAATCATTATCATCACGTTTCAACACTTCTTTTGCTTCGCGATATACACGCATTCCAACAGACGACGAACCTTTCCCAGCAGTTGAGATATTAAACATCAATGGCTGTGGTAAAGATATTTGAGCAGACTTAAAATTGTCATACTGTTCCATTTTCTCTTGCTTATGCAATTCATCATTCAACACAAAATATGGATTTGAACCCTCGATATTATCAATATTCTTGGTTTGAACAATAAATTTATTTGAGTAAGCCATATCTTCATGAATATAGTCATAAGTAATACTAGAAACAGTTCCCTTTGGTCCTTTAAATATTTTTGTTCCTTCAAGTAGAATTGGATTGTTTAAAATGGTAGCCGCAAAAGGCTTAGCAGCATATTGAGCTTGAGCAAAATCAGAGGCACACGCATAACAATCGACTGATAAAGCACCTTCACCGTACATTGCATAACCTAATGAACCTACGGCAATCAATGTTTTACCATTCTTTTTTGGGATTTGAACATAAGCCTCACGAGTAACGCGAACAGTTTGACCTTTTTCATTTTCTTTAACCCAACCATAAATCCAAGAATAAATAAATTTTTCCCAGGATTCTAACAGAAATGGTTTTCCTACCATTTCTCCTTTTGTGTGAACAATAAATGTTTCTACCCAATCCATCATTTCATTCGCCCGATCTACATCAAACCAAATGTCTTTTCTTTTTTTCCACCTATACCAACGATCTATTGCTAAACGAACGGTTTTAGGATACTTCTTAGGTTGCTTTCTTACTTCTTTTGCAAATAAATCAGCATAATTTACACCAGGTTCAATCATTTTTCAGCACCTGCCTTCTTACGCCATTTATTTCTGTGCGCTGCTAGTTCATCTACTGGTTTTACTTCCGGACGTGTAATTTCTTCATCTTTTCTTGCAGTCGATCCTCCAGTAATTTGTCTACCATTTTTTGCTTTGTTCGTTAATCCTAATAAATCCAGAGCTTTCATTTTCTTATCAGCCCAAGTTTCTACTTGTTGCGCTAACGGATGTTTTGATTGATTAGTAGCACCTGATTTATTCGTGAATTTTTGAGTTTCTGGAAAACCTTTTTCTTTCCACAATAAATATTTATGTTGGTATATTTCAAAAATATCCAGATATGATTCAATCAACGGATCAAGAGTGATAGTGTACAAATCAGACTTACGCATTATTTCTAAAATACGAGCTTTTTCAGCACTTACTTTTTCATCAATAATCGCTTTACGTTGCGCTTTAGTCGTCATTTTTGTATACACCCCCCTTTGTTTTTGAAAAATTTGACCTAACGATGCGCGTGACTCCCCGCTACCCTATCTCCCCACGCGAAAAAATTTTGAAAATGAATAGGGGGGCTTCAATTGAAATACGAAGGAAAAACTTTTTTGTCTTCCGTTTCGTTTTCAACAATTGGATGACATTTTGGACATAATAGCATGAGATTGTTTGGATCAAGCTTAAGCAGTTCGTTGTCTTTGATTGGTACAATGTGATGGACGTGTGCTCTCTTTCCAAATATGAACTGACCACACCGCTGACAATGACCACCTTCTCTTTCATAAATAAATTGACGCATATCTTTCCATGCTTGCGTTCGATAGAATGGTTTGTTCTCATGATGATAAACAGACTTTGCTTGTTGCTTCTTCTTACGTGATTTACTTGATTGCTTGTGTTCAGTACAATATATTCCCTTTGCTATCTTGTTCGTGCATCCATCAAACTGACAGTATTTCATTCTGCTTCACGGATAAATTTTAGGATGTCGCCTTTTGCACGGATAGCGCCAGGAATATCAATACCATGTTTCTTAGCATATGCACGCAATTCTTTTGCAGTCATGTTGTCCAGTTCATCCGTTTCACAAGCGGACTGATCATTAGTAACTTCGTCTCCATCAAAGTCAGCAGTGGCGTTTCTATTACTTTCTAATTCTTCTCCTGACAACTGAATTTCTTCATCTCCCTTGAACAAGACACCATCGCCAACAATCGCCTTGGCAACTACAGTCATATCAGATTGTTCGCTTGTATCAAAGTTAGGTTCTTGCCCTTTCGGAACCACAACAATCTTTTTCTTTTCTGAATCCCAGTACTCAGTTCCAGTAATTGATGATCTAATTTTTTTCAATACCATTTTGATTCTCTCCTTTGTAATTTGTACTGATTACTTTTGCACCCATTCGTTCATACCACTTAACAGTTTCCTGAAGATTAGGTAAAGTGTGAGATAGTAATGTTATTACTAAAAAATCAAAACCTGTGCTTTCATTTACTACTTCAACATGTGCATAATTACCATTCCAATAATCTCTCAACCCATTAGGACTATTCTCAGCTTCAATTGCTTTTTTATAAACTTGCCCCATACCAGATGTAACATCAAAAGTAAGTACAGCCTCATGAAAATCATTCATAGATAAAACTCCTTTCAAAATAAAAAGACCACTCAATGAGTGATCTAATATGTAAAAACTACACCTCAGCAATGAGATGCAGTTATAGCTCTTTACGGTTTGGGCTTACCGTAAACCAAAGTCGCTGGAATGGGATCGCACCACTCATGTACTATTTCTCTCTAGTTTTGTACAAGGTCCCGATAGTCCGCCATACGAAACCTACCTTCACCTTCGCGTCTCTCTACTTCCGCCACAGCGACATAAGTGTATTGCAAATTTATTTTTAGTCGTTATATAATTAATTAAGGAGGGTTTTCATATGCCTAATTATGTTATTGATACAACACCTACAAAAAATACTGTCTACATACTTCACGAGATAGATTGTCCGTATGCACTAAATAAAAAATACTACGTTAAAATCGGTTATTTTACAGATTGTTCATCTGCTATTCGATATTTACGAGTTAAAAACTTAGACAAAAATTTTTCTGGATGCAAATACTGTTGTCGTTCTTGTTGGAATAAAAAATAATTGTATTGCTAGCTATCTTTTGAGGATAGCTAATTTTTTTATATCAAAACAGACAGCAACCCATTGATAAATACGAAGAAATTAACAAGGAGCTTGTCACTTCCTTTTCGTTTATTTTTTTGTTTGATTGCTGTCCATTAAAGCATAATTACAACGATGAGAGAGATTTCCTCCCTTCGTTTATTTTGTCTAAGTCCTGTTCTTAATCTTTCGACACTAATAGAATATCATGCTGTATACAATACTGACATAGCTACAATGTTCGAACATTTAGTGAACATTGGAATTTTAGAACAAACTAATTTGTACAGCTTCGTCTCTGCCCTTATTGTAATAATCAATCTCACTAAGTTTGTTTTGTCTATCTATCTTGTTCATTTCATATTCATCTAAAAAAGACAAAGTTTTACGAATTTCTGCGTGTCTTTGTCTAACATAAGATGAGCTATAGCCAATTTCTTCCGCTATTATCTCTAATGAACAATCCTCGACATACTTTTTTCGAATGATCTCATTATCAAGTCCTTTAAAAGAGTTAATAATAGCAAGCATTTCTTGACGTTGCTCTTCGAGTATTTCAATTTCATTTTCGATTTTTTGAATATTTTCTTCTAACATGGATGATCTAGAATTCTTTTCAATGCGGACGTCTGCCAAATCTCCATAGACCCACCGATTCAATTCAAGCTTACTTTTATTAAGATTCCATTTTAAGTAAAGAATCTGCTCATCAAGTTCTTGATAATCTTTTAACCACTGAAATCTCACAAACGCCACCCCTTATGGTAAAATAGTTATGTGCCGCTATCTCGTTAAGAGGTGGCTTTTTTTATTTTTTCTTAGCCGTTCCATTCTGGATTGCCTTTTGTTCCAAACGACGTTTTTTCTTCTTGATTTTCGATTTTGTTTTTCCCATACAAACATCCTTTCTGGAATATATATCGTTCGATTTTTACTGTTTAACAAGAGATGGCCAAATTTTATTGTTCGCTTTGAATCATCTCTTTGAAAAAATTTTAGTATTTTTGTAAGACCCCTAAATCATATTTTTGTTTGTTATAATACCTTTATCGAGGTATTTAATCGAAATATAAAACTAAAAGTGATCAACAATGAATAAAACTAAATTACTTGAATTAATTAATCAACGATTTGAAGAAACTGATTTAGAATTTTTAAATATAAAAAATTCCCCTGAACTATTTGCTTATTTCACTGAAGATGATATTCCAACTTTAAAAACACTTAAATATATCAGTGACATCAAAGTTACTACTCGTACTGGCGAACTCAACCTCTATAAGCTGTCTATAAAAAAGCAATAGCATAAGGTAATTCTTTATTGATATAATTTATTTGTCAGAAAATAATATGCTGACAAATAATAATCAAGGAGAAATATATATGGCAAAATATGTTTATGCTAACTTATTAGGAAATTGGAAGTGTCTAAATGACGACGATAAATGTGTAATGGGTGAACATAGAGCCTCACCTAGTCAATGGTGGGAAGAAGGAGCAGAATTATATGCGCCTATTCATAGATCTGATACAGATACTCTCTATGATTTTCCGTACGTAAATATTCACTACAAGGGTGTAGACTATCGAGTTTCACCTTTGGATATACAAATCGTTAACAGATAAATATTTATTGATATCCTCCATAATGATTATTTGGTCGTTATTATGGAGGTATTTAATATAATCATCGGTTCCGGCATAATCTGATCATCCTTCAAAAATAGATCAGAACATTTTTTTCTTAGCTTCTTATTGTTCGTATATGTTTTAAGCAACCATTGACTTGCCTCACTCTTGCTTTCTCCGGAAAAATAAATTTTCCCTGTTTGGATTCCTGCAAGTTAAATCATCATCTTCACCTCAAATCAAATTTTTTTCTGCTAGATGGAGCAAAAGCAATCCGACATCAAGAATCTTTTGATCCATTATTTCAGCTACTTTACTCGGCTTAACTCCTTGAGAAAAGAGCAAGCGTGCTTGCTCTATCTCTTCGTGAGTCCAAATAAATTTGGTTTCCCCAAGGATAATTACTGGGTCCGTTGCTCTCATTGTTCTTCTGGAAAAATGATGTCATCCTTATGTTTAGACCAGGTATCTGCATATGGAGCAAAGTATTGTCTAGCTAATTCGATTTGATCAATTAAAGCTATTTCTGATAACTCATGATCTGCAGCAATTTCATTCATACTATCGCCTTCATCTAAACGGATAAGAACGTCTCGAATATTTACGGTGACATTTTCTGGTAGTTGTAATGTCGTTGCTGTTTTAATAAATTCATCAATCGTTTCTTTTGAAACCAGGACTTTCACATTTTCAACTTCTTCTACACCATCGCCAACATCAAGTGAAGTCTGCTCTTCTTTGAGCATTTCGATTGTGCCATCTGAATTCACCACGTATTCAATATTCGGTTTCTTCGTTTGCTTGTTTACTGGCACTGTGTATTCGATTGTTTCTGGTTGAATTACTACAGTCACTGTTGATCCAAGAAACTCAGTTAGATTTTCAGTGCTACCTCTCAATGATCCGTTGCTAACAACTAGTAATACTTCTGTGTTCCCATTTGATTTTGATGTTACTTTCTTTAATTCTGGTCTGAAATTCACTTGTTTTGTCATTTATATTTTCCCTCCGAAATGTTTAGTCATTTTGGCAATCTTCGCAATAGCGTGGATATCCAGGAGCTTCACCATCAATAAAACAGCCACAACCTTCACACACCAAACCTTCTAAAATATCCTCAACCATCAATTTTCCTCCATCAATTTCTTTTTTCTTCGCTCTGCTTGTCTCTTTCGCTGCTGTCTTGCTGATTCAAAGCAGTCCATTTCAATGAACTTATTGATTTTCGATTCGAACTTAGCGAATGTCACTGGAAAGCCATATCGATGAGCAAACATCTTCATTTTCAGCATAGAGATTGCATCTTGATAACCTTTGACATCAATCACTTTTTTCACTTGGCCATTCTCATAAATCACAAAATCAGCTCGATAATAAATCGGTGCAATCTTACGATCGTTACATAGATAACCTTCTTGCAATAAAACATTCTCTTGCATTGCGCAATATGTTTCAGATAAAGGCATAAAACTTATACCATTTCGTTTTAGCTTCATGTAGTATCTAGCCTCTGCCTTTGAATCAAACATAATGCCGTCTACTTCATGTTTTTTATTTCCGTATTTACTTTTTGTCACCATCTGCATACTTCCTTTTTAATTCTTTTAATCGCCCATCATGCTTTCGCCCATTTCTATTTCATACTGGGCAAGGTTCGCAAGTTGACCAACCAAGCGACGTCTTATACCAAATGACAGTTTCATCATTACACCTTAAACAAATCATTTTGCACCTCTCATCCATGCTTGATTACCCTTTGGAGTGCATTTCTCTTTCTTTGCTGGCTTAGTTTTAATTTTTGCAAATCGTCGGTCAGGCTTAAACGTTTTGAATATTTCACCACCACACGTATTTGCAACTAATTCTGCTGCTTCATAGCTCTCATAATGATGTGCTTGTTCAGAGGAAATGACGCCTTTTCCGTTTTTGTCTAAATAACACATTTTCTTAATTACAAAGGTAAAACTGGATTCCTCCTTTTATCTGTCGTTAATTTGAATACAGCAATGTTCCCTTTTGTTCCATTCATGACACGAGAGAACACTCGCTCGCCGTACGCGTGTTTTAATTGCTTTGATGATAAATTAGTCGTGAATATCGTAGCTTTGCTTAAACGGGCTTCTGTGAGCGATGTGAGAACATCAACATCATATGGTGTTGCTTGATTGTTTTCTTCCATTCGACCTAGCTCCGCACCTAAATCATCAATCACCACAAAATCTGTCTTTTTTATTTCAGCCATCAACGATCCTGTCACAGCTTTTCTTGCTTCTGGATCATTCATCGCGAACTTCAATTGCTCTAATAATTCTCGATAGCTTATAAATGAACAGGCAATTTTATAATTAGATGCCATCATCACTTCTTTGATCACTGCAGCACCTAGATGAGTTTTTCCGGCTCCTGTTCTACCAGTAATAACCGCGTGAATCGTGCTACCACTTACGATTTTTTTAGCCCATTCTTGAGCCATTCCTTTTATTTGTGCTGTTTCCTGATCAACTACTTTGTATCCATCAAAATCGAAGGTCCATATGGCATCGTCCGTAATCATTGAACTGTTAATCATTCGATTGAGGGCATCCCTTTTCATTGCTTCATTCGCTTTTTTGATAGCTTCTTTTTGATTTTTCGTTACCATTTCTCGATATCCGCAACTCTTATTGATACATGTAGGACCGCATCGATCCGTACCATCTTTGTTTTTTGATTTCCACATGTACAATGGATCCCCGCATTTTGGGCAAGGATGATCAACAATCCTCAAACCGCCATAAGGTGCAGCCATTGCACTTAGTTTTTTATCCATTACCAATCCTCACCTGTTTCTGGTAACTCATCATTAGAAATATTTTGTTGCTTTCTTTTATTTTTTTGGATAGCCATCTTATCGAAATGCTTTCTTAAGCTAGTTGGTGATAAAATCACGCCAGACCAGAAATCATTACTAGTGGCCCACACAATCATGTCTTGAACTTCTCTACCAGTTCGTTTGTCAGATTCAATTGTTAAACGAATCATATTCGCCCATTTATCCAAATCAGGTTCTTTGATGTTTTGATTTTTTCGAATTAGTTTTAATAAAAGAATGGCCAATTTTTTATTTGGATCATCATCTGCGTACACGCGTTTTTTGCGTGTTGCGACATAATTATTATTCTTTTCATTCTTCTCATTCTTTTCATTCTTGTTTATGTTCAGTTCGTTGTCCTTTTGATGTTCAGCTCGTTGTTCAGTCTGTTGTTTTTTTTCTTCTGAAAATCCTTGATAAATGGCGTAGTTATTGACTTTATACGTTGTTCCATTTTTCCTGCTTTTTTCAATGCTTATCATGTCATCTTCAACAAGTAGACTTAAAAATTTTCTGACAGTATTTCTACTTACTCCCCAACGTTCAGCCAATTTTTGTTCTGAAGTAATTCTTTCCCCAACATCAACTTTTTTAAATGAACCATTAAAAATAATTTTCTTTTCTTTGTGGTTAGCCATTAGAATTAAATCAAGCCACCACTTTAGATATTGCGGATTATCCCATATCCAATTTTCAGTTATAGAACGGTGAAGCTTGACCCATCCTTCAGCCATATAATCACCACCGTTCTATAAATCGTCCATGCCAGTGAATCCAGTTATTGGAAGATTACCCCTACAGTACTCGCATAAACCGCAATGGTTCGGCTTCTCTTCACCATTCTTCACTCTGACAATTCGCTCAATTTTTTCTTTTAATAAGACAAGTTCGTAATTCATTTTGTCTTGTTCAATTGTTATAAGTCTTGCTTCACTTGGTGTTTGTTTAGAAACTGCTGCAATAATCGGTGTGAACGTCTTTCCGTATTGCTGTAAAAGTAACTCCTGATATATAGCCATTTGAAGTACATATCCAAAATTGACTAGGAATGTTTCTCTTGATCCATAATCTTCATTCCATTTACGTTCATGCATGTCTTTCGTTGTTTTGATATCAACAAAGTATTCTTCTTCTAAATTCAAGCAGTCAATTTTGCCTTTCCACTGAGTTCCAAATAATTCACCAGTTACAATCGTTTCTTTCTCACCTTGATAAATGTTCATGAAAGCTTCTTCTTGTTTTAATCGATCAATCATCTGTTCAGCAATCTGGAAATCTTTCAATAATCCATACGGCTTGCGACTAGAAAACATTTTGGATTTATTTTCTTCTTTGAACGCTTCGTGTATCTCTTTCGATTCAAAATACGAATGTACATAATTCCCGACTAAAAGAGCTTTAGGATTAGATATCGGTTGCCAATCCCCTTTGAGTTTGGCCAAGGCGGCCGCTTCACATTTTAAAAAGGACTTATATTGTGACGTTGACATGTACTGCCAGTCAGCTTCATTTGAGTAATAATTCTCATCAGAAAGGGTACTCATCGTCTTCGAATTCTGAGACATCATCTGCACCTTCCTCACGTCCGAAATCTGGAATATCTAATAATTCTTCTTGAATCGGTTCGTTCAATGTTTCTTTTTCAATCGGATGAGCTTGTTCAACTTCTGGATGTCCTGACATATCCGCAATACGAGTATTTTCTTCTTGAATATCGTTAGGAATCACAATCTCTTCTGCTTCTTTTTGAATTGGTTCGACAGTTTTATTTGAAAAAAGTTTTTCTTCAAGTGTGGCCACTTTTTCTGTTTGTGGCGTTACATCTTTCCGATCATTATCAAATTCATTTTCTAATGTATCTTTTGCGGCTTGAACCAACAAATCGTTGTCATTGCTTGTGTTGATTAATGCTTTAGCTGCACGATTAATCACTGTTCGTTTAGCCATTTCTTCTGGAAATTCCTTTTGCGGTCCAGAACCCTTCATCTTTGACTTCGCCCAACTTTGATCAATTTGTTTTTTCGTCATGACTGTTGTGGTCTCTTTACCATTTGCTAACTTGATAACTACATAAGCAGCAATGATTTCATTGTCTAAATTCTCGAATTTTGTTTCATGCTTTTTGACAACCATGTTTGGTCCATCCATTGCAACTTCAAACTCATCATCTTGTCGAACGACTACAGGCGTAATATCTGCCCCTCCAGTTACACGATCAAGGACTGCCATTGTTCCAAAATATGAACGCATTAGCTGAACCTTGTTTCCGTACTTGATGAAGTAACACTGTTTCTTCGCTGGTGATAGTCCTTGAATAACCATGTCTAAGAGTGCATTAGAAATAGAGGTTTTCATTTCTTGATTATTTGCGGCCATCTGTAGCAAATTTCCACCTGTATTGTTAGTAAGCTCGAAAAAAGCACTCTTTAATGCATTTTGTGGACTGTATCCTGGAGGCATCTCTAAACCCTGTTCTTGTAACCGTCCAAGATTACTGATCACCTGCTCGTCTAATGAACGTTGTGTTGTTTGTGTTAAATCGTTTGCCATATTAAATTCCTCCTAGTTCAATCTTTGGAAAATATTGTTGTACATATTCCAAAATATCCTCTTCTTGTACATATCCATCTTCGGTTAAATAGCAAGAGTCACCTGGATATAACGGATTTCCTTGCCAATCAACTCCGACAGGACTAGCTTCATTTGGCGGTTGCTGTCTAGCACCTAATGAATCAAACTCCTTCATTTTTCAGTCACTTCCTTTAGTGTAGAATTGAATAAGTAAGTCAAAACTAAAGTAATGAAGTAAATCCAACCATAACGAATGTTAATTGTGGCAAAGCACATACCCACACCAACGAGGTCATATGCTCCTTTCACATTAATTCGTGTTTTTTTCATTCAGATTCCTCCAGCAATTCAGATTCTTCCATTAAATGGAACACCATTTCTTTCTGATACTTAAGGACAGTTCGTCTAAAAGTTTGGCACTCTGCACAATTGCAATTGCTTCGAAATGATTTCTTAATTATATTTCCTTGTTCTAAAATGCCAATTGCGTAAAGATTAGCTGGTCCAGCGATTTTAATAGCCACACATTCATCATCTGTCACTGCTAGTGAAAGGCCTAAGCTTTCTTTTTCGCATTCATTAGCTAACTCTTCAATAAGATTTTTAATTTTTTCGTTCATGTGATAAAATCTCCTTGTGATTTTTATTTTTTTGACACGATTATGCTTGCCGGCGGTCGTGTCTTTTTTTTGTTCTATACTCAGCTTCATCAAGACCTATGAAGATCCAAACCATGTAAACAATCGTACCGATTAATGCTTGTCTGCTTCCCCAAAGACCTAAAGCGTAGATCATTAGTGGTGCGCTAAATACTAATGCTCGATTAAACTTGCCCATGTCTTTCCCCCTCTTTGCTGTTATTATGTCCGAACACTTACCCGATATTTTATTGTGCTAGAACCCATGCTCTACATTTTTCTTTGTCGTAAAATTTTTGATCGCCTATACGCCCGAATGGAAGTCCTTTATCTTCCCACTTACGAATAGTTGCAGTTGATACTCCGAAGTATTTCGCTATCTCTATTTGCTTTAATACACGTTTATCAACTGAGGCATCTCTTCTTGCTTTTGCAATTTCATCAGTTATGATTTCATGAATGTAGCTACGAAGTGCTGCCTCATTTTCAGGCGTTAAGATTACTTCCATAATCCTGAACCTCCTATCAAATTTTATTTTTCTTTCCAAACTCCATACTTAATAGCGAAATCCTTGACTACAGATAAATAAATTTCTTTTAACCTTTTATCACTTTCGATTACATCTAACTTATTTGTCTTATCTCGCTTGGATTTTGAAATACCTTCGCCAGCCATACGGTTACGTAAATTGGTTAATCTAGTTTTGAGAGAGGAACCAGCTCTACGATCAACTTCTTCATATATCGCTGTTTGAATTTCTTGATAAGCACCGTATCCGCCTTGAGTTTCCGCCATTTTATTTACGAGTTTTCGACATTCTCTACGCCAGTCAGTTGTATTCAACGCCACAATTTCAGTAATATTGTCCATTTGTGTTGCTAAACGTTTTGTCTCTAATTCTTGTTTAGCTACTGCATTAAATATTCCTTGGAACATTTGAAGTTCTGGACTTAGCTTTGAAGTATCAAGTAATTGTTGTTTATATTCTTTTTCTACTTGAATAAAATATTGACGCGCTTGTTTTCCTTTTTCTGTTCGTTGGAGCATTGAGATTTCTTTTGCCATATCTAACTTTAAAAAATGGTTTTTCTGAGGTCTTCCACCTTTTACTGATTTTTCAGTAAAACTTATAAAATCAACGTTTTCATAGAATCCATACTCTCTCATTCTCGGAAACCAATCATTATACCGCTCTTTTACTTCTAAAAATTCATGTAACTCTCTACCACTTACTAACTGCTCATTTTCCTCATTTGTTGTTACTTTGATTAGTTCTTTCATTCGTTTTCCTCCCCAGCTGATTTTTATTTGCTATAATTCTCATTAGAAAGCGAGGTGTTTTGATGTTTAGCGAAGAAAAAATTTCTAAAGTTTTTGAGCATTATGGAATAGATACTACTAACCAAGATATGGAAAAATTAGTGCTTGCATTAGCTGATTTATTCCAAGAGCTTGAAGAACAATTAAAAAATTGATGTTTTATGTAAAGCTTCAAATCCAATGTGGGGCTTCACTATTTTTACTTCGCTATGTTCGATCAAAAACTTAACTTTGCTGAAAATATATCTGTAGGTTTCGTTGAATGCCGGTTCTCCGACATACTTAGTTAACTTCTCTTTGACTCTTTCCCTTAAATTGTTGACAGAAATGTTCTCTTCAATGCATTCTGAATAAATCTGTTTAGCTACTTCGTCAGATAATTCGTTTATCTTTGAAACTTGATCGATAATACTCATATTTTTTTACTCCTCTCTTTACAGTTCATACATAGTAATGATCGAATCGATAATTATATTAGCTTCTGCAGAAGTCTTTTTACCGCTTAAGATTAAAGATAAGTAACTTTTACTAATTCCAAATCTTTCAGCAAGCATTTTGTATGTTAGAAACTTAGATCCTTCTACATACTTTTTAATTTTTTCTCTGTCTTGTTTAGTAATTTCTGCAATATCAGTCATTACCGCGCCTCCTTTCTTTTACTTGTAAACAAATCTAACAACTATTTTATAAACTATATTGACATCATTAGATTATTAATCTATACTAAATCCATAGTTAAATAAGACATTAAAACGTTGATTTAAAAGCTTTCTTGGCGGTTGGCATTTATTAATCAATAGTGTTTTTGTTGTCTTTTTAGTTGTTAAACTTGTTTACAAGACATAGTATAGATTATTAATATAAACCAGCCAACAGTTTTTATATTATTTATCTAAACTTTTTTTGTAAGCATTCAGAAAGGTTGTTAAATCAATGAATACTTATGAAATAATAAAAGATTTAGCTAAAGAAAAAGGTCTTTCTATTAGGCAATTGGAGATAAATTTCGGATATTCCAACGGATACATTGGCAGTTGGAAAAGACAAACTCCTAATTCTACAGAATTAGCTCGACTTGCTGACTATTTCAATGTATCTGTCGACTATCTATTAGGACGCACTAAGAAAAAAAGGTACTACGATTTAACGGAAAAAGACGAACGTGATATTCAAAAAGAATTACAATCCTTAATCGACGATTTATCTAATGCTGATGGAATGGCTTTTTCGAAGAAGGATGGTGAAATGAGCGAAGCTACACGTGAAGCTCTCATTATTTCTTTAGAGAATGCATTGCGGATATCTAAGATAGAAGCTAAGAAAAAATATACACCTAAAAAATATCGCGATTAAAAGGAGTGCGATGTTTATGTATTTACCTCAAATTGATAAAAAAATTAATAAACTGGTAAAACTATATCAAACACGCAATCCTTTTAGAATTGCACGAGAATTGAAGATACTAGTTTTAGAAGAAGATTTGGGAGAAATTTATGGTTACTATAGTAAATTAAAACAAATAAAAATGATCCACATAAATTCTAACTTAGATGAAATGGGAAAATGGATAACTTGTAGTCATGAATTAGGCCACTGTGTTTTACATCCAAATGAAAATACACCTATGTTATCTAAAAAAACGCTAGTATCTGAATTAAAAATTGAAAAAGAGGCAAACTATTTCGCAACTCATCTGACTATTGATCCAACATTGGACGGCTTTGATCATATGACAAAATATGAAAAGCTCGTTTGCTTTGGATTACCAGATGAATTCGATCGTTACTTGTGAATTATAATACAACGTAAGGAGAATTTTATATGAAAATAGGACCACGAAAACCGAGTATAAAAAAATCTATCAGCGCTAGAACTACTGATAAAGCAAAAAGAGCTGTGAAAAAAGCAGTAATTCCTGGTTACGGTAAAAAAGGATCGGGATGGATTAAGGACCCAAAAAAAGGCTGCATACAATAAAGTTTATAAAAAGACTACATTTAGCTTTTGGGACTTATTTAAATAAAAAAAGCCCGTGCTGGCACACGGACTAGAAACCTTATTTCTAAGATTCTCCAATAAAATAATATCATAGAAACGAGGAATAAAAAATGACACTAGATACAAAAAACAAAAAAATTGCTAAACAATTAAAATATGCTCAAGAACATCTAGAACCTGGAGAAAAAGTAGTTGAAGGTGTATTTGGAGCATACGAAACAAAATCGATGGGCACAGATACAATAAAGAATGGGGTTTTTTTAGCAACGAATAAAAGGCTTTTCTTTTTTGGTAAAAGAACTTTCGGTTTTGATAGTGAATCTTTCCCCTATTCCAATATTTCCTCTTTTGAATTTGCTAAAAAAGCCATGGGATATAAAATCTCGTTCTATGCTTCAGGGAATAAAGTAAATATGAAATGGATAAGTATTGGAGATATAAATTCCTTTGTAAACTATGTTAAAGAAAAAATGGAAGCTAAAAATCACAAGAATATTGAACAAAATCAAAGCTTAACTTCTCCTATCCAAAAAATGAAAGAACTAAAAGAGTTGCTTGATATGGAAATCATCACTAAAGATGAATTTGAAAAGAAGAAAAAAGAGTTATTAGGATTATAAAAAAGAAAAAACACGTCCCACCGACCAAAGCGAGCGTGTTCAAAAAAACAAACCTACACAATAGGCTTCTTGTCTATTGTATCAGAGAAAGAGAGGGAATGCATCCATGATTTTCGCTTCACGTGAAACCCGTACTGTAAAAACTGGCGAGAAAAGAAATGATGGCAAAAAAGGACCTACTCCATTACCAGCTCGTCCTCAACCTCGCCCATAGGAACAATGTAAAGTTTTACTCGTTTTTCATAATCAACAAGAATGTTTATATCGTATTTCTGAAATAATTTTTCAACATCTTCAATCGTCTTTGTAAGCTCTGGCTCTTTAGGAGCATACAATAACAGTTCATTGTATTCATCTATGTCATATTGATAGACATTTAGATAACCAGAAGCTATATACTTACCATCAAAATCAAAGAGATAAATATATTTTAATGTTTTTCCATCTAGGGCCTCATCTCGAATTGGTTTTCTAGTAAATGGCAGTTTATTATTTTTTGTACGAAGTTTATTGAACCATTCGAAAAAGGAACTAAGTACTTTAGGGAAAATATATACTCCTAGAACTAAGATTAAGACAAAGCTTATAACTGCCGTAACAGTCGTTAACCAAGCAAAATCTAAGTGTGGTAGGATATTCTTCAAAATTTGTTGCATTATCCAATAGATCGACCAATTTAGAATAGATAAAAACGACACGATGGCTATCTTTTCTTCTTTTTTTGCATTTGACAAAACTAACAAATCATTACTTTTCAAAAGGAAATACGTAAAATATCCTGTGATAACAGATTGGAACAGTGCAGTTAAAATATTGAAGTTGTTGAAAAGCATATATTCACCTCTAGTTGGCTGGAGTTTTTTCAATCAATTATAACACAATATCATCTACTGTACGAATACACATTCCAAAACGAGCATATCATTTAAGGAGGTGATGCCAGCTATTTTAGTCCGAACACTTACCCGAGCGAAAGGACGAAAAAAATGGCAACATTCGAACAATACAAAAAGAAAAACGGTAAAAAATTGTGGAAGTTTCAAACTTATTTGGGAGTAGATCCCTTGACTGGCAAACAAGTTAGAACTACACGAAGAGGTTTTAAAACAAAAAAAGAAGCTCAATTAGCGCTGACCAAACTGCAATTGGAATACGAAAATAATGGTCTAAATAAGTCTAAAGAGTTAACTTTTCAAGAAGTATACGATCTATGGATCGTAAATTATGAGCAAACAGTAAAAGAAAGTTCTTTCGTTAAAACAAAAGAACAGTTTGCGAATCATATATTACCAGCATTTGGTGCTCTTAAAATCAACAAAATATCGATTGATATAGCTCAAAAGTTCGCTAATGAAAAGGTAAAAAAATTTGTGTTGTATAGAGAATTCATCAATAATGCTTCGCGTATATGTGATTATGCTATTAAATTAGGATATCTACAAGATAATCCCTTAAAAAAAATCACAGTTCCGAAAAGGAAGGTCTCTATTCATGAAGAAGATACTTTAAACTTTTTTAGTAAAGAAGAACTAGAAATCTTTTTGAAATCAGTAGAAAAGAAAAAAGATATTCGTATGTATTCTTTTTTTCGGACACTAGCCTTCACAGGGATGCGCGTAGGCGAGCTCTTAGCTCTCACATGGAAAGATATTGATTTTAACGATAATTATATCAAGATAAATAAAACTCTCGCCAGAGGAAAAAATAGACGCCTTTATGTAGAGCAACCTAAAACCAAAAATTCTAAGCGAGATATACCAGTCGATGATGAAACTATGAACATCTTGAAGAAATGGCGATTAGAACAAAGAAAATGGTTGTTAACATTGGGAATTAATACGTTAAGCAAAAATCAACTGGTATTTTCTAACCGGAAAAACGAATATCTCCAATTATCTAAGCCTCGTAAATGGTTAGAAGTGATTATCAAACAAAATAATCTTAAACGTATTACTATTCATGGTCTTAGACATACACATGCTAGTTTACTTTTAGAAGCTGGTGCAAATATTAAGGACGTACAAGAACGTTTAGGCCACTCGTCTATTCAAATCACTATGGATCTATATATCCACATTACAGATAAACGAAAAGAAAAAACAGCAGCGCAATTCGCAAAATATATCGGTATTTAA